ACGCTTGAAAACAACAAACTTGAGGTTGCTGGCGCGGTAACAGGAACACTTGGTCTCTCTGGGCGCTCTGTTATTGTCGACACTGGCAATACCGTTGGTTGCGCAGCAGACACCGATCTCATGACTCTTGCGGCAAACACTTTAACTGTTGCTGGTACAGTCAACGTTAATACTGCAGTTTCCGCTTCTACAACTATTTCTGGTCGAGGACTTGTTATCGATACTAATGGTACTATAGGTACTGCTGGTGATTCAGATCTGTTGACGCTTGAAAATAATCTTCTCGAAGTTGCTGGTGAAGTTTCCGGTACTACCGGTGAGTACACCCAGTTGAAATGTAATTCTACAATCGGACCTCATGAAGATACCGATCTTATGACATTAGCGCTCAACACCTTAACCATTGCTGGTGCAGTTAACACAACCACAATGTCAGGTTCGGGTCAGATTTCTGGTCAGAAAGTACTACTTGACACTAACGATGGTTATATTGGAGTTGTTGGCGACACTGACTTGCTTAAGCTTTCGTCTTCTTTGCTTTATGTCAACGGCGGCGTCTCTGGTTCTGGGGACTTCCAAGTTGGTGGAGCAATCACTGGTTCGCAAGGTTTTGACATCGATGGCGCAAGCCATCTCGTCGGAGGCGCAATGACCTTTGGTGAATCTACTGAAGGTATTGATGTTACCATGTACGGAACCAATGCAAATGACTTATTCCTTTGGGATGCGTCAGAAAATGCAATCGTCATTAAAGATGGTGGCACTGAAACTGTCCGTATGGGTGGTGATGCTACTACTGATTATGCGATTGACGTTGGAAATGGCTCTGCCGGTACCAACAATATTAATAAAATTCGAGCGTCGGCCTTTGTCACGTTCTCGGATGAAAGACTCAAGTCCGATGTCAAGCCTATGGCTGGCGCATTGGATACGGTCAACAAACTCAAAGCTGTTAACTTTACGTGGAAGAAAGATGGTTCTAAAGACTTCGGCTTCTTAGCTCAAGATCTTAAGAAAGTCATTCCGCAGGCAGTTCACGGTAATGATGAAGGGTTATTTGGTGTGGATTATGGTCGTTTGACTTCAATCCTTGTCAAAGCGATTCAAGAGCAAAGTGCTCAAATCAAAGCTCTTCAGAATAAATTGGACGAGTAATTAATCTTTTAGATTAGTTGTTTGACTTAGGGGCTGGGGGGGAAACTCCCAGCCCTTTTTAATAAAAGAATTGTTGCAAATATAGTAAAAAACTAATTATTTTGTGATATAATACAAAATTAGCGGAGGGATAAGATATGTCTGAATATGGAAGCAACGGCCACTTCTGCTCTCAATGGGTTGATGGTTTATATAGAAGATACTCACCGTTTGAAAATCGTCGCCAATGGTGCTTGGCAAACGATCTCTTATGAGTAAAACAAAAGAAGATTTAAATAAGATCGTAGCCATTGAAAAAGCAATTGCTAAAAAGTTTGGCCCCGAAACAATTGTAAATCCGAAGTCCTCTTGGGATGATATCAAAGAAAAAGAATATCTACAGCAGCTAAAAGAGTTTTACAAAAATAAAAGAAAAAAAGATGAAGATAACGAGAAAACAGAAAAAGATGGTTTTTTACTGGCCAAAAATCTAATTAGTAAAGATTCTAAAAGAGTTTGTCTCGTTTGTGAAACATATTCTTTTAAAATAAGAGATGATCTCTATATGAATAAATACGAATGTTGCTGGAAGTGCTACATTAAGTGGATAGAAGATAGAGAAGAGAGATGGTTGAATGGCTGGAGACCAGACAAGGAGCAAAAATAAATGGCAACTGTAACCGTATACGATATTATTAAAGGAATCAATCAAGCTGCGACTAACGCATATGACGGCGCCACAAATGAAGATGGTGAAAAAGTTAAGATTGGTTTAAAGAGAGAAGAAGGGTGTATGATTAAAGATTCGCGAGTGATGGATGGGTTTAATGTCCGCCTCAGTGGGCCTAAAATGATTGTTTCCTATCAGTCTGAGCTGCCGTTGAAAGATTTTCACAATAGCAAGCTCGAAGAGGATTTGGAGCAAACGTATGCAGACATTATTTCATATTTGAAAAAAGAATATAAAAGTATTACAGGAAACTCTTTGAATGTTAAGGCTGATGGCCCTGTTGACCTGCTTTTACAGAACATGTCCAGAATTAGGACTTGGGTTGAGAGTAAAAAAGTTTACACTGTGAGCAACATGAAAGAAGCGACAGATGTTGGCGAGCCCTCGAAAGATAATCTAGAAAAGAACTTTAAGAATTTTCTTGATCAGAAATCTGACAAGAAGCCATCAAATGTTACTAAAAAAAATGATTAATGACTTACGAATTAACCAAAGAACAGATAGTCAAAGAGGTTGTTAAGTGCGGCAAAAAGCCGGTTTATTTTATAAACACTTATGCCAAAATCCCTCACCCGGGTAAAGGGTTAATCCCTTTTAAAACTTATGATTTTCAAAGCGAACTGGTCGATGATCTAGACTTGCACAGGTTTATTGTTGTTTTAAAGGCTAGACAGCTGGGCATATCAACAATTACGGCAGCTTATATAGCTTGGCTCTGTTTGTTTCACAGAGACAAAAATGTACTCATTATTGCTACCAAACTGGCCACCGCGGCCAATATGGTAAAGAAAGTTAAAACCATAATTAAACATTTACCGCCATGGTTGAAATTATCTGATCTTGTTGTCGATAACAAAAACAGCATTGAGTTGACAAACGGAAGCCAAGTAAAAGCATCCTCAACTTCAGGGGACGCAGGCCGTTCAGAAGCACTGTCGTTGCTTGTTATTGACGAAGCCGCACACGTAGAAAACCTTCATGACTTGTGGACCGGTCTTTATCCTACGATTTCAACAGGTGGTCGGTGTATTGCCATTTCTACACCAAATGGCGTTGGCGACTGGTTCCACGAAACATACGTTGGAGCCGAAAGCGCCGAAAATGAATTTTATCCCGTTAAACTATTTTGGGATATGCACCCGGACAGGGACGAAGAGTGGTTCGAAACAGAAACAAAAAACATGAGCCAACGGCAAATTGCACAGGAGTATGAGTGTAACTTTAATACTTCCGGTGACACTGTTATACACCCGGATGATATTATAAGAATTAAAAGCATGATAAAGGAGCCTGAATATAGAGTAGGCTTTGATAGAAACACATGGATATGGGAAGAGCCAAAAAATGAAAACACATATTTATTGGTCGCAGATGTCGCGAGAGGCGACGGCCTAGACTCCAGCACATTCCATGTATTTAACTTGGAAACAATGGAACTGGTGTGCGAATATAAAGGAAAACCCACTCCTGATTTGTTTTCTGAAATGCTTTATACAACCGGTAACGAATATAATTGTGCAATGGTGGTTGTGGAAAACAACTCTGTGGGATTTCACGTGCTTGATAAATTAATTGAAAAGGAATATAAAAACATATTCTATTCAAAAAAGAGCACACATGAATATGTAGACCAGTATGCAGCGCAAGGGGACTCATCAGTTGTACCCGGCTTTACAACGTCTTCTAAAACTAGACCTCTAATAATCGCCAAGTTCGAAGAATTTATTAGAAATAAAGTATTAACTATTTATTCTACAAGACTTGCGAGCGAACTAGATACGTTTATTTGGAGGAACGGTCGACCAGAAGCACAAAGAGGTTATAATGATGATTTGATTATGGCTGCGTCTATTGGTTGTTGGGTAAGAGACACAGCAATTATTGAAAACAAAAAAGACATTGAATATAAGAAAGCTTTTATGAATTCAATCATAGCATCAAATACCCATTTGGATACTAATATCCCCGGGATGCACAAATCAAAAACACTAGAAAAAGCTTTTGACGAACACATTAAAAATAAACAACATTTATGGATTATTAAAGGATAAGAAATGGCCGATCAATCTAAAAACACCAAAAATAATGAATCTGCTCTTTTTAAGAGACTAACAAGATTATTTTCTGGACCGATCATAAATTACCGCTCTCAAAATACGAGACAGCTTCGAAGAAGGAGAATGGATAAGTACGCCTTTTCCTTTAAAGATGTAGCTGGCCAAAAGTTTGAAAGGTATGATTATAACCCATATAACAATTTCTCAAGCTTTGCAATGCAAACTCAAAGCCGACTACAAAGGTATAATGATTTTGATCAAATGGAGTTCATGCCAGAGATTGCTTCCTCTCTAGACATCTACGCTGACGAAATGACCACTTTTAACGTTTATAACACAATGTTAACTATCAAATCTTCCAATGAAGAAATAAAAGGGATACTGGAGATACTCTTTAATCAGGTTTTGAATGTAAATTATAACCTTTTTGGATGGTCTCGCACTATGTGCAAATATGGAGACTTTTATCTCTATTTGGATATCGATGAAAAGCTTGGAATTAAACAAGTTATTGGACTTCCAAGTCGAGAAGTTGAAAGATTAGAAGGGGAAGATAAGCATAATCCAAATTACGTACAGTTCCAGTGGAATAGTGCCGGCCTAACTTTTGAAAATTGGCAATGTGCCCACTTCAGGGTTTTGGGTAATGATAAGTTTGCCCCATATGGAACTTCTGTGTTGGATGCAGTGCGCCGAATTTGGCGTCAGCTGACACTTCTTGAAGACGCGATGATGGCCTATCGAATTGTTCGTTCTCCATCAAGAAAAGTGTTCTATGTTGATGTTGGCAACATTCCTCCGGGAGAAGTTGAGCAGTTCATGCAGCGGTTTATGACCTCAATGAAGAGAAATCAAGTTGTCGACCCATCAAGCGGCCAAGTTGATTTGCGATACAATCCAATGTCTGTTGAAGAAGACTATTACATCCCAGTAAGAGGCGGAGTACAGACAAAAATTGAACAGATATCATCTGATGCAAATACGAATGATATTGATGACGTAAAATACCTTCGCGACAAATTATTCTCAGGGTTAAAAATACCTCAATCTTATTTAACCTATGGCGAAGGCGCTGCAGAGGATAAGGGAACATTAGCACAAAAAGATATTCGATTTGCTAGGACCATTGACAGGCTGCAGCGCTGTGTATTAGCCGAGCTTGAAAAAGTGGCAATGATACATTTATATGTTTTAGGTTTCAGAAATGAAGATCTTTTGAACTTTAAACTTAAACTTAATAATCCTTCGAAGATCGCAGAGATGCAGGAACTTGAACACTGGAAAACTAAATTTGATGCAGTTGCTTCTGTTCCGGAAGGATACTTCAGCAAACGCTGGGTTGCACATAATATTTTTGAAATATCAGATGAGGAATTCCAGCGGAACCAAAGAGAACTCTTTTACGACAAGCAGGTTGCTCAAGAGCTTGAAAATGCTGGAGCAGCCGCAGAAGGCGCTATGGGCGCCGGAGGCGGTGGTATGGGAGACCTAGGCGCCGGCGATATGGGAGCTGATCTGGGGGGAGAAATGGGTGGAGATATGGGCGCAGAGCCCGAAGCCGGCCCGGAAGCAGGAGCCGAAGCCGCACCAGAAGCAGGCGGCGACGAAGGCGGTGGAGAAGATCCCGGTGGGCTAATAGCGGCCCCACCCGCAGGAAAACGCGACGACAATCAAAAATTCTTGGATAAAAAAACTGGAGAAACAACCACATCAAAATCAAAAGGTAAAGCTTATAAGCCGGAGAAAGTAGATAACAGACCACAGGGTGCAAGAAAAAGAAGTTGGACTGCGTTGGGTTCTCATGAAATGGCCAGAATGCCAAAAAGACAGGTGTATACCAACCTTTCACCAAGCGCCAAAGAATTATTAGGCTTTGGCAAAGGAATCTTTGAAGACAAAAATACTAATTATGACGAAGAAGAACGTAAATTGTTTGAAGTAAAAGAGGGCGTTAAAAAATTGTTTGAAGAATTGGAGCGTTTAGAAGATGAATAAACACAACAAAAAAAGAAACACGGGCTTTATCTATGAAGCTCTGGTAAGAGAAATAATTAAGCAAACAATCAAAGAGGGAGAAAATAAAAGAGACTATGTGGTTTCCTTAGTTAAAAAACATTTCAACAAAAATAGCCTTCTTTACAAAGACCTCATTTATTATAAAACATTGTCAGAAACCAAAGATGTTGACGAAAAATTTGCCACGAAGCTTCTCAATGAAACTGTGTCAATGCGAGAAAAAATAAATAAAAAAGAACTATTCAAAGAACAAAGTCACATAATTTCCCAGATCAACAAGAATGTATCAAAAACAGTTTTTTCTAATTTTGTTCCCTCTTATAAATTTCTTGCAAGCATAGGTCAATTATTTAATGATGAGCTAAAACCGAAAACAAAAGTTTTGTTGGAGACTCAAATTATTGATAACATGGTAACGCAAGAAAACAAAAAACAAGGCAGAGAGATCAGGCTTGATAACACCGTTATAAACACTTTTGTGAAGAGATTTAATGATTCATACAACGAACAACTTTTATCTGAACAAAAGACACTTATCAACCACTACATTAAATCATTTACAGATAATGGCTTAGAGTTTAAGGTATTTTTAGACCGTGAAATAAACCGACTGCTCAGCGAGATAAAAAAGAACTCCGAAGACAAAGACATTTTAAGTGATTCTGGCATGAAAGAGAAATATGATAAAGTACAAATGTTTCTAGAGAATATAAACAATAGACCAGTTGACGAAGAAATGATTCTTAAAATTACTCAAGTACAACAACTGATAAAAGAGATCAACTCCAATGATTAAAATTAAAATTGATGATTTAATTGACGCAAGGCTACGCCTGAAAGCCAAAAAAACGATGACAGGCGATATTGTAATATTAGACCATCCGGATATTGATGTTATTGTATCAACAAATGAAAACAGAGTTGTATCTTTCCCTAAAAAAGAATACGCTGACCACGTTTATGCCGTGCAGTCTAGACTTTTTGATTACTTGACAAGAAAGGGTGCATGTAAACATGGCTCTATAAGGGCAGCTAATATTTTTGGTTCGTTACAGGGGACACTTCTAGAAGATAAAATTAGCAACCCAGCGGTTGACCCAACACAGGTTGCTCTTTATTTGGTTGCTAAATTTTTGAAAACCGAGATGCATCATGGCGATATTGTTGATGATTATCAGGAAGCAGCAGAAGAAGAGTTGACCAAACCACCGCATGACGAAACAACACCTCTTGGAAAAGTGCCGCATGAGCCGCACAAGGGGACAAATTATTACGGTAGTGCCGGCTCAGGCGCTTCCGGTGGGAATGCATTCGGCATGTTCCAAGAAAATAAAAAGAAAAGGTAAATATGGATTTTATATATTTTGTTTTAATTGGTTATGGGCTTACACAAATTATTTTGTATGGCTCAATTTTTGATCGTATAAGGCCGTGTAAGGAATGGCTAAGTGGCCTAGGCAAACTTTTTCATTGCCCCATGTGCTTAGGCTTTTGGACTGGTGTGTTTTTGTTCAGCATTAATCAACATACAGAACTATTTACATTTGACTATAGTTTTATTAATGCATTCTTATTGGGCTGTCTCAATTCAGGAACCAGTTATTTGTTGAGTGTTTTGGTAAATGATTTTGGTTTAAAAGTACTTGTGAAGAAAGAGAGGGAATAAGTTATGTGGACCACAAAATGGAAGCTTCAACCTGTTCGACGCTGTTGTAGCGGTTCTTATATCGCGCGGTTAGTGACCGCGCTTAAGGAAGGAAAATGAGTAAATTACTTTTAACAGAGTTTTTTGAATTAAAGTGTGATGATAGAGGTTGCCAAGACTTGCTAAATGAGTCAGAGAAACGCCTTGTTAAAGATGGTTTCCTTGTATTTCCGGCAAAATTACAACAGTGTGACGCCCGAAATGGCAATGGTCGAACTTACCCACGCGATGTCCTCGAAAGAGAGATTGATAACTATCAAAAATTAGTTGAAGATCGACGTTCGTTGGGAGAATGTGACCATCCGGATGACTCGGTTATCAATCTTAAAAACGCCTCTCACATGGTCACTAGAATTTGGTGGAACGGAGACGATGTTATTGGAACAATTAAAGTCTTGCACACGCCCTCTGGTAAAATTTTACGTGGCCTTTACGAAAGTGGAGTAAAATTTGGCTTTTCATCGAGAGCACTAGGGTCTTTAAAAGAGGCCAAGGGCGACGACGGCAATTCAATTCAGATTGTACAAGATGACCTACAACTAATCTGCTTTGACGCCGTATCGGAGCCGTCCGCTCCGGGCGCCTATGTGCTCAAAAAATCATCCATACCACAATATGGCGAACTTAACCTATCTGAAAACCAAAAGAGTATTAATAAATTTTTCACCAGAGGGGATAGGATTAACCGAGCCCTCAATTCAATTAACTTGGGATAATATATGAAAAAATCTGAACTAAAAAGAATTTTGAAGCCTCTTGTAAAAGAGTGTATAAAGGATGTTCTTTTGGAAGAGGGACTTCTTTCGAATGTTGTATCTGAAGTTGCCAAAGGGTTAGCTTCTAATGTGATTGTTGAAAACAAAGTAGCACCCGCCCCAGATAAAGAACATATCAAATTGCTAGAAGAGAAGCAGGAGCTTTTAAAACAGCAAAGAAGAAAAATGTTGAACGCAACCGGCTTTACAACGGATATATTTGAAGGGACAGAACCAATATCAAAGGCCGGCAAATCAGACTCACACCCACAAGCCGGCGCCCTCTCCGGAGTCGATCCTGATGACGCCGGAATAGATTTAAGTGGCATCATGGCAGTCGCCGGAAGAAGCTGGCGAGATATGATTTAGGAGAAGTCAATGTCAAAACCAATTAGAGCAGAAGTTAAAGCAAAATATCCGGACGAGCCTATTGAGAGAATGGTGAAGCGTTTTAACAAAAAAGTAAAAAAAGAACGAATTATCGAAAATGTTTTAAACCGTCGTTTTTATGAAAAACCCTCCGAAAAACGAAAAAAAGAGAGGCGTCGACGACAAAAAGTTATTCAAAAGGCCCACCAGCGGAAGAACACATTCAAAGAACACTAATGAAAAGTGGTATTTATAAAGAAATTAAACTAATTAATCTTAGGAAAAGGAGCTAATCTATGTCCTCTATGTTAGAACAAGCCATTATTGACGCCAAAGAGCTAAAAGAAGCTGCGCAGCGAAACGCACAAGAAGCAGTGATCGAGAGATACCAAAAAGAAATAAAAGAAGCTGTTGACAAAATTCTTGAACAAGAAGATATGGGCATGGATGCCGCCGCAGGCGAAGATCTCTTGGGCGGCGCCGACATGGGCATGGACATGGGCGCTGATGTGGGCGCTGATGTGGGCGCTGATGTGGGCGCTGAACCAGAAGCCGATGCTCCAGCTGCCGGAGGAACTGAGCCTCAAGTCGAAAAAGTATTGTCACAACTTTCCTTCTTGCAAACGGGCGACGATGACGATTATGTTGATTTAAATCTTAGCAAGCTCGAAGAAGCTCTAAATATGGGGGTTGATAATATGTTATCTAATATGGAAGATGTTGTTATAAATGAAGATTTGCTCTCTGAGCTTGGCCTCTTTGAAGATGATTTGGACGAAGAGGTCGAATTAGAAGAAGACTTGATTGATGGCGTTCTAGAAGAATATGAACTTGAGGAAGATTTAGATGAAGGCTACTCGGACGACTCTCTAGAAGAAATTAACTTAGAAGAAGATTATCTAGATGAAGACTTGGATGTTTTCGAAGAGGAAATTGAACTGGAAGAAACCAAAAATGAGGCACAAGACCCCGCCCAACGCGCTAATGTAGAAAAAGATGCGAAGAAAAACTGGGAAGATAAGCAAGCCGAAGCAAAGAAAAAATGCAAAGGCACGTGGAAGCCCGGAAAGTACATAAACATGGATGACAATTCGCCCGGTCACTGCGATCGTAAGGTAGAATTAACAAAAGAATCCAGACGCATTGAGCGACAAAACAAGTCTCTACTAAAAGAGCAAGCAAAGCTGAACAATAAAACCCAGTTGTTAGAAGAAAGGCTTAATAAATATGGTACAATCATTAATAAGCTTAATAATAAGCTTAATGAAAGTAATTTGTTAAACGCAAAATTACTATATCAAAATCGTGTTTTAGATAGTATCTCCCTGAATGAGCGGCAGAAAGATAAAATTGTCGACGCTATACAAAATGCTAATTCTGTTGAAGAAGCAAAAATTATTTTTGAAACTCTTCAGAGTACAGTGGGAACTCGTAATAATAAAAAAGTTCCAGAATCACTGAACGAAGTGGTCACTCGAAGCTCTTCAGCATTTATTCCTCGCAAAGAGGAAAAAAGAAAGGATAATAATCCTTTTGCTGAGAGGATGAAAACTCTCGCTGGACTTAAATAATTTATTAAAATTTTATTAAAGGAGGAGTTATAAAATGTCCATTTTACAAAAACTTACTGAAGGTATTGTTTCACGCGATATGAGTA